AACCATACGGGGTCGGGGGGGGTATCGGTCAGTATACACGCCTTTCGCGCGCGTTCTGGCCCGTTACTGTCCGTCTCGGTCGCGCTTGAACGCAGCCTGTGCGGCGAGGAAGCCAGCGAGCTGCGCGTCCTCGTAAGCCTCTCGCGTCGCCTTGCTCTCGAGGTTGAGCATGGGCTTCGTCCGATGCACGCCACCATTGAGCGCGAGGTCAATGCCCCAGCGCACGTCCTCCGGCTCTGCGTCGGTGGTAAGCGAGTTGCCACCGTCGAATACGATCAGCGTGCGAACCGGACGCGCGGCTAGATCGCGCGCCACCCACAGAACTTTGTCGGCACGCACCCACACCCATCCGTTCGTATCGTCCTCGTCGGGCGGCGTCTGGCGTGTCCACAGCGCGAACATATGCGAGCCGCCGCTCTGGTCCTGGTATCCCCTGACGTACTCGGTGGGCATGCCGCGCCTCTCGCTGTCGCCGGGAGCGCCGCCCGGCACCATTGCCGGGACGGCTTTCCCTACGTTCACGTGGAGATCCACGCATCGGTTCTTTAACGTGGGGTCGCGTAACGCGCACCCTACGTGTCAGTGTCCATCATCCACGGCTTCGGCTCTTCGCCCGGGGCGAGAACCTCGAGGAACCGACTGTTCTCGTTGTACATGAACAGCCCGTTGCCGTAGTCGTCTAGGGGTGCGACGAAGCGGTGGCCCCGAGTGTCGAGGTCTTCGACCAGCGCCAGCAAGAGCACCGGCTCAAGCTTCCGCTCCGGACCATCCTCACCTTGCTCCTCTACGACCGCCCTTGTGCCCGGATGCGCGGGGATCACCTGGTGGATGCGGTACCGCTCTTTCATCCTCTGCATGACCTACCTCCTCGTGTTGCGGTGGCACCCTCCCCACCCTCCCCACCCACTTTCCTCCCCTCTACACTCTCTCTAATACTTACACTCTTTCTAGGAAAAAGAGGTTGGGGAGGGTGCCACCTTTGGGACCTATGAACGGTTGTACCTAGACTTCTCGGGTGGCACCCTCACCGTAAAAAGGGTGCCACCAGGTTGGGGAGGGTGCCACCCGCTCAGGTCGCGGGATGGACCATCTCGTACCGACGGACCTTGACTCCGTCGATTTTGCGCTCAACGCGTCGGTGCGTGCCGATGCGGGCCATCATCATGCCGACCTTCGTGGCCATGGCGGACCACTGCGAGGCGGGCACCTCTTGCTCCTCGAGGAAGTCGGCGACCGTGAACGCGTGCTTTGCGCGGGCGTACTGGACGAGGCGCGGGAAGAGCGGGTCTTGCGTCTCGTATCCGCTGTTCTGCTCCTCGCGCTGCTGCTCGAGCTCGGGCTCAAGCCAGTGCTGTTCGCCCTGCCGCCATGCTTCCATGGCCTCGGCCCAGACCTGTTCGTACTCGGCCTTGACCAGCTCGGTGTCGACGGCGTCGACCGATACGACCCACCATCGCCGGTTGCCGGTCGGGTCGTGAAGCGGCTCGTCGTCGTTCGTGGTGGCGAAGAAGGCGCAGGTGCGCGGCACCTCGATCGTGTGCTTGCCGTACCAGGGACGGTACTTGTCGGTGGCCGAGCTGATGTAGTTCTTGACCGTGTCCTGGTCTGCCTTGCGCTTGCCGGCCAGCTCGGCGAGCTCGTAGATCCAGACGCCTTGGAGCGCGACGTACTTCTCCTTGCTGTCCCAGTCGATCTTGGTGTTCGAGTACCACGCTGGGTCATGGGCCATGATCTGGCAGAGGGTGCTCTTGCCCTTCCCGTGCGCGCCGTGAAGTACGAGGACCGTGTCGAGCTTCGAGCCGGGTTCCATCACGCGCCGCACGGCGCCGATGCACGTCTTGCGCGCGTAGGCCCGATGAAGCGGCGTGTCGATCACCTGCGCCCATCGGGTGAGCCACGTGTCGAGGCGCGGGACGCCATCCCACTCCAGCGAGGTGAGCCAGTCGCGGACGGGATGGTATCGGTTCTCATAGGCGATGAGCTCGAGCACCTCGTTCGTGTCCACCTTCTTGAACTCGACCCGGTGACGGCTGGCGATCTTCAGTCGCATCTCCGTCACGTCATGGTCGGCGATGGACTTGCCGTTGACCATGATGTTCTGTTTGAGCTCGCTGTACTTGATGTCGCCTGCAAACATCGGGTCGCCTCGAAGGATGGTGTCGAGGTTGAGCAGGCTGGACTTCGGGCGACTGGGGATGATCTGCCCGCCTGCGATTTTCGGAGGGTTCATTTCGAGGTCGAGGTCGAAGGGCTCCTCCTCGTCTGGCGGCGCGAGGTTGAGCATGGCGCGCATTTCGTCTTTGGTGGGCATGGGATCCTCTAGGACAGAAGGGTGTGGAGCGGCGCGTGCCACCCGCAGGAGTTGAGATGCGAGCACTTGGCGTGGCCGGGACCGGAGACGGTCCACCACACCGACTTATCGGCGCACTGCGGGCACTTGACATGCCGCACATGCAGAGTGTGAATGTCGGCCCCGAGCTGCTGACCGAGCGTGGTTCGCGCACTCGGGTCGAGGCGCAGCACGCGGGCGAGCTCCCGGTCGGCGGCGTCACGCGACCAGGGCGTGCGCCTCGGGATGGACACGGCCTTCGGCACCGGGGGCCTCGGCTTCTCCTTGACCATATCGAAGAGCCACGAGGGCGCGTCCACCGCTTCCCGCGTGAATCCCGGCTCGTGGATCCACGCGTAGACGTGACCGCTTCGGTGAATGGTTGGTGGGGCACAGACGTACCCGCCCTCGCCACGCACATCGACACCGGGCGCCATGCGCTGAGCGTTTCGGATGGTCACCCCTTCGGGGTAGCGCCAATAGAGATGCGCGCCCCGCGCGGTCCGCACTCCGAGTGTATGCACTAGTCCGTGCTGTTTCACTTGCTCGTCGTACCACTCTTGAGCAGCGTCCCCGTCGATGTCGAGGACCCACACGCCCGAGACGCTCCCGGTCACAATGCCCACCCCTGCGCGTGGGTTCATTGTCCACCATTCGCGTACCTGGGCTTCGTCGGTCGTCGCCTTCTCGTGCCAGCCGTATAGGCGCGGGTGCTTGCCCCGCTGCTTCTCCTCGCAGTCAATACCCTTCCGACACGCGCACGTCTGCGTGACGGGGTCGACCTCGTATAGCGGGTGTACGCGTAAGCCCGCAGCTGCGTACCGCAGCGCGTATCGGATGTTCACGATGTCCTGCCGTATCGCTCGCCGGGAGGTGCGGGGGGCTTAGCGCCCCCCGCGAGCGGGTGATCAAGCCCGCGTCCGGCGAGGACATCCGTACATTAACGGCGTCCCCTCGCTGGCGTCAACGACTACCCGATGATCTCGACGGTCATGGCGTCCAGGCGCGCGACGTTGCCGGCGTTCGCCACCGACCACGTGCCGATGAGGTCGAGCAGCTGGTCGGCGGTCGTGTCGACCGTCACGCTGGCAGTGCCCACGACCTCGGCGCCAGCCACGTACCCGCCCGCCGCGGCGAACAGATGCTCGCTCGTCGCACGCACAGCACCGGAGGCCCCGGTGCTACGCACGAGGATGTCGGCGCGGAGGTGGAACACGTCGCTGGTGGCCGGGTCACGTGCGGCGATCGTGGTAATGGTCGTCGACCCGAGCTTCAGCACGACGCCGAAGGTGTCGGTGCTGTTCTGCCCGACGATGGTCCCGAGGGCCATGACCCGGATGTGCGTGCCCGCGGTCAGCGCGCCGGCCGGGATGCTGACGCTACCGAACGAGGTCGCGACGGTCGTGTTCTGCACCGTCGCGCTCTGCACGGCGTAGATCTGCCCGCCGACCTTCGCCGCGGGGTGCGTGCTCAGTGCGCGCTTGGTGGTGATGACGCCGGTCACGGCGGCGTCGTGGTCGAGGGAGCGGGACTGCATGAACTCAGGAAGCTTGCTCATTTTGACTCCTACGGGGCGGGTGCGCGCTGAGGATAGCACGCTCACCCCTCGAGGTGTACTACGCCGCCACCTCTCGCCGCCGCTTGGGCCGCGCGCCCCTCTGGCGCCCGACCATGTACGGCAGGTCCATCTTCTTCGCCCACTCTTTCACTGCACACTGAAGAGTCTTGCGGTCCATCGGGCTCCGCGTCTCCTCGGCGATCTCGTCCCAGGTGAACGCGCCCGTGTTCCAGAGCGCGAGGTGCTCGTGGTACTCGTCGCGCATCCGGTACCGGGTGGGCGGGCACCCCCACGCGACGAGGATCTCGCGCATGGTCGAGGTCCGCATCCGTTCCCGGCGCGCCATCCACTCGAGGGACACGCCGTCCATGCGCTCCATGATCCAGAGCAGCACGAGGACGGGGTCATGGTTCGTAGGGGCGCTCATGGCTTGCCCTCTTGAACCATCGCCGTGACGTCTTCGGTGGCGAGCTCGACGGTAAACCATTCGTGCCGCTCAGGGCACACACGACGGCGCACGACCACGTCGGACGTGTACCAGGACGCTACCTCTCCAGCTGCGCGGATGCGCCCGCAGTAAACGCCCGGGCTGTCGTTGGGCTGGCGAGTGTCCACGACGCGCGAGGCCTTGCCGCAGCGGGTGCAGGTCATGGCTCCTCCTCGCGGCGGTGCTCGCCGCGTTCGATACGGTCGGCGTTCAGGAGAAGCAGGCCGCGCCCCGCTGGTGAGAGCGACGGTACGCCACGCTCGATGGGATGTGGCGCGTTCGCGTGTGCGCGGAGCCACGCCACCACGGCGGCGCGCTCCAGAGCTTGGCCTTTGTCGCGTGCGAAGTCGTAGGCTCGCGCGATGTCCTCGTTGTCAGCTCTACGCATTGATCGAAGCTCGCGCAGCTCTGATATGAGCTCCTTCACTGCCGGTGACGTGTAGAGCCCATGCTTCTCGTTCTCGGCGATCCGCGCCTCGAGGTCGTCTAGGTCGATCATGACTCCTCCTCGCGGCGGTGCTCGCCGCGTTCGATCTTGTCAGCAAGAATGGTGCAGGCATCTTCGATGGAGATGGTGATGCCGACCCCGTGGATGGCGCGCTCACGCAGGTGGGCCACCACGGCGGCGCGCTCCTCGTTGCGGGCTGCGTCCATCGCGTGCATGACATGCTCGCTGTCATCACGAAGGCGGCAGCGAAGTTGCTCCAGTTCATCGAACGCGTTCGCGAGAATACGAAGCGTTTCGGCTCGTCCATTCGTCATGCCTTCTCCTTCCTGCGGTGCTCGCCGCGTTCGATGATGTCTCGCAGTTGCCGAACGCGAAGCGTCCCCATCAACAGGTCGTGCGCCTCGGCGATCTCTAGTTCCCGGTCGAGCAGCGCGAGGACGGCGGCGCGCTCCTTCTGTTCTTCGTGCGTCATGGCGTCACCTCGCGCATGGTGACCTCGACCCGCGGCTGCTCATTCCCCCAGGCGAACCACGAGGACGCTGCGATGCTCACGATGCACCGGTCATTCTGGACCACGCGGGCGATCTGCATCGCGTCGAGAGTGATCTTCACGACGTTGTCCAGGTCGTGCCGCGAGGTCGCCGGAAGGCGGTACTCGGGCAGTCCCCACAGCGCGCGGTCGATGTAGGAGGGGCGCGTCTTCGGGCGCGGATGGTAGGCGCGGATCTCGGCCTCCCACAGCGGAGCCGACTCGTTGCATGGGATGTAGTACCTGCCTCCGCAATGGCTAAGATGCTGCTCGCGCAACTGGTGCGCGCCCTCGTGCTCCCACGCACGGGTAGTCTCCGGCGTGCGGGCGCTCCCGGTCGCGCGCGTGAACACGGGACGCCCCTTGCCTCGCGGCTCGAGCAGGATGGTGTAGCTGCGCTCGATCATGGCTTCACCTTGAGCACGTCAGGACCGAAGCGCACCACGCCATCGAGGCGTGCCTCTGCCACCGCCCAGCGGGTAGCGTAGTCGATCATCTTGCGTTCACACTCCGCGTGCCGGGCCTTCTCGTCCTCGAGGGCGCGCTCGGCCGTTTCCAGACGCGTGAGGAGGCTGTCGATGAGCGTGCGCAGCTGCATCGCTTCGTTCATTCCACACCTCCGTCCTTCATGTAGAGCTCGGCGATGTCCGAGGCCGTGAGGCCCAGAGCCTTGTAGAGCTCCATGATCACGCGAGCGGCCGGCCGGCGACGACCGTTCTCGTACGCCTTGATGGCGCTGATTCCGACACCGACGAGGTCGGCGAGCTGCGCCTGAGTGAGCCCGGCGGCTTTACGTCTGTCTGAGAGCGATCCCATTTTTCTTTCTCCACGGGTTGACGTTCCGTGAACCCATTCATAGTATGTGGGTGTCGGGTCGTCAACCCCCCGACGAAGGAACACGATGAACTACGCAAGTCAGGATATCGGCGAGCTGGCGAAGGCCCTCGCCGCCGCGCAGGGCGAGATGAACGCCGCCAGCAAGGACGCCACGAACCCGCACTTCAAGACGCGCTACGCGGACCTTGCATCCATCATGGACGCGTGCCGCGGCCCACTCACGAAGCACGGCCTCGCGGTCACCCAGCTGCCCGGCCGTGACGAGGCCGGACAGGTCACGCTCACCACGACGCTCATGCACGCCAGCGGACAGTGGATCAGCTCGACCATCGGCGTGCGTCCCGCCCAGGAGAATCCGCAGGTTGTGGGATCCATCCTCACCTACCTGCGCCGCTACACGCTCGCCTCGGTCGTGGGCGTGGTCAGCGATGACGACGATGGAGAGGTCGCGAGCCAGCCCGTGCGTACCGCCAGCATGGCGCCTCGTCCGCAGACGGCGCGTGCGGAGTACACCCGCGAGGATCCGGTCGTTCCCCCGCCTGACGTGAAGGCGCGCCTCGATGCGACTGCACAGCGTGTGGCTGACCGCGTGACGCCCAGCGCCACCGTCGAGTCCTACACCCGCTCCACGCTCTGCCCCGAATGTGGCGGCGCGATGTGGGACAATCGTGAGAAGAAGACGAACCCCAAGGCGCCCGACTTCAAGTGTAAGGACAAGTCGTGCACGGGTGTGATCTGGCGCTACAAGGCCCCACCTGCGCATCAGCCCATCCCGGGAGGACCGCTCGACGCCGAGCTTCGAGGCGCTCCCCCGCCGTCTGACGACGACATCCCGTTCTAGCCCTACGCATCACTAGGAGGTCCACATGGCCGCTATCGTTACCTGTCTCTCTCCCATCCTCGCCGCCACGTTCTGCGCGCTGTTCGCGTGGTGCGGCGACTATGAGCTCGCTCTCTGGTGCCTGCTGCTCGGTCCCGCGGGCATGTTCGCAGCTCCCTACCTCGAGGACGCACGATGAAGTCCGGAAAGCTCTACATCGACATTGAGACACTCCCCCCGCTGCTGTGGCCAGAGCACGAGCGCACGGCCTACGTCGCCTCGAAGGTGCCCGGGCAGTACCGGAAGCCCGAGAGCATCGCGGCGTGGTGCCAAGAGAACTACGAAGAGACCTGGTCGCGCGCGGCGCTCGACTGGCGCATCTCGCGCATCGCGTGCATCGGCGCGATGTGGGAGCCTGACGACAGCGATACCCTGCGGTCTGCGTGCTTCGTGGGCGGTCCCACCGACGAGCAGGAGCTCCGCATGTTCACGCAGCTCGCCGACTTCCTCCGCGAGCACAAGGCGTGGGCGGGACACGTCATCGGGCACAACGTGCTCGGGTTCGACATTCCTCGCCTGCACATCACGTCCGCGCGCCTTGGGCATGTGCTGGCTGGATGGTTCCACGAGGTGAGCGAGGACCATCGCAAGCGCGTAACGGACACGATGCACCTCGCCTTTCCGACGCGTGAACGCGTGAGCTTGGCCGACCTTGCCGGCGCCTTGGGCGTGGGCGAGAAGTCGGGCCATGGGTCGGAGGTCCTGCCGCTCTGGCTGGAAGGCCGGCAACCGGACATCACCGACTACTGCCTCAACGACGTATCCATCACTCGCAAAGTCTACCTCGCCCTCAACGGAGTGTACCCCCATGCCGATTCTTGACTGGACCGTGATCGTCATCAGCAAGCCCGTGTCGCACATCGCGTGGACGCACAGCCTGCGGGATGGGGCGCACCTGATCGTCAATCAGAGCGCCGCAGGCCACTACACGTGGGAGCTCATGACGCGCGACCCCATCACAGACCAGCGCGGCCGGGCGTCGTCGCTGGAGGACGCCCAGCGTCAGGCCGAGGGCGCCGCCGTGGCGATGGGCCTCGTGGACGTGGCTAGTGCATACAGTAGGGGCGAGACCATGGCGAACATGGACCGCGCCCAGGTCGCGAGCCTGATCGATCTGGCGCTGCGAGATCAGTCGTGAAGCCACCCGGCCATACCTGCCCGGCTATCGACCGGGCACAGTCCGCTCTCCGTCGTCTCGCGTGGCGCTGCGCGAACCCAGATCATCAGGGCATCACGCCTGGCGAGGTGCTGGTTGAGGGCCTCGCGGCGCTGGAACAGGTACGCGAGGAGAACAGGCAGATGCGCGCGGCGTACCACGCGAAGGTCAACCCATGAGGGCGCGCATCCTCGTCGGCGACTGCCGCGAGAGCATGGCCACGCTCGAGGCCGAGAGTGTGGACGCGGTCGTGTGCGACCCGCCGTACGAGCTCGGCTTCATGGGCCGGAAGTGGGACTTGAGCGGTATCGCCTATGACCTTGAGGTGTGGCGTCAGGCTCTGCGCGTGCTGAAGCCCGGCGGGCACCTGCTCGCCTTCTCAGGGTCGCGAACCTATCACCGCATGGCGTGCGCCATCGAGGATGCGGGGTTCGACGTGCGCGACCAGATCATGTGGCTCTACGGGAGCGGGTTCCCGAAGTCGCACGACGTGTCGAAGGCCATCGACAAGGCGGCGGGTGCGGAGCGGGAGGTCGTGGGGAAGCACCCCCAACCGGGGAGCACCAACGGAAGGCTCGCCATGGGAGACGGCTGGCAAGTCGCACCCGACATCACCGCTCCCGCCACCGACGACGCCCGCCGCTGGTCCGGATGGGGCACGGCCCTAAAGCCAGCGCACGAGCCGATCTGCATGGCGCGGAAGCCGCTGGTCGGGACCGTCGCGGCGAACGTGCTGCGGTACGGTACGGGTGCGATCAATGTGGATGGGTGTCGCGTAGGAACAGACAGCACACGTCGCGACACGGGTTCTGCGGCTATGTGGAACAATGCAGGGCGTGTCGTCGGAGGTAGTGACTGTGGACGCTGGCCCGCCAACGTCCTCCACGACGGCAGCGACGAGGCAACCGAGGGGCTACGCGACGCGGCGCGGTACTTCTACACTGCGAAGGCCGACAGGTCCGACCGTGAGGAGGTGATCGGTGACGTACCAAGGCGCAGGCCTCCTGCCGTCGAGTGTCAGGGCGATTTTGGCAAGAGTGGCCTAAACAGTCCACGGGCAGGCGCTGGTAGGACAGCGCGCGATCTAGTGAACATCCACCCTACCGTGAAGCCCACCGACCTCATGCGCTACCTCGTGCGTATGGTCACGCCACCCGGTGGCCTCGTGCTGGACCCATTCACCGGGTCCGGTTCCACCGGCCGCGCCGCCATGCTTGACGGGATGCGCTTCGTCGGGTGCGAGCTCTCGCCCGAATACGCCGAGATTGCGCGGGCGCGCATCCGGTTTACGCTCGGGCCGCTCTTCGCGCATCTGGTCGAATGATGTTCGCGTGGCTAACCGTGGCGACCATCGTGCTGCTCGTGGGCGCGATGGTGCAGCTGCTCGCACGGGTCGCCGTGTGCGTGCTGCGCGCTATCGTGTCTCGACTACGTCAACGTCAGCAGAGCGCACGTCGGTCGAGCAGTCTCCGCGGACTGTGTCGACCGTGAACTCTGGCCCCCACGCCTGACGCGCCTTCGCGACGGCACGGCGCCAGACGCGACGTACCTGCGCGGCCTCGTCCTCGGCCTCGTTGCACAGCCGATGCGTCGTGACCTGCACACGCACCACGACGGGGTCGACCTCGACCACCTGTGCGGTGATCGTCAGACCGACCGGCCACTCGCACGCGTCGAGGCGCGGGTCGGCGATGGAGAGGACCTCACCGACCTCGACCGCGCACGAAACGTCTAGCCCTTCCACGGCGCGTAAGTCTTGCCGTCCCACGTGAGCGCCTGGCGGCTCTTCTCGCGGGCACGGTAGGGCTCACCCAGCGAGACGTGGATCCACGACACCTTACCGCCCGGGCCCTCGAGGATCGCCTGTCCGTAGGGGATGCCGCTCTCCTTCACGATCCACGCGAACACGACCTCAAGCGCCACGCCGGGCACGACGATGTCCGCGGCCTGCCCGCTCATGTGCTGCGAAGTCTTCGACCCGCCCACCGCCGTGTTCACGGCAGGACCACGAAACGCGCTGTTGATTCGCACGGCACCGAACTTTGCCCGGATCGGCTCGAGGACCGTGGTCGCCAGCGCCGTCAGCGCACCCATACACGCCTGCGCCTCCTGACGGTTGACCGCCTGGAGCGCGGTCTGCCCGGTACGTGTGAGCTCGTCAAACGTGAAGTGTGGGGACAGGTTCACGGCTTCCTCCCTGCGGGCGCTGGCTTCTTCTTCGCGGCCTTCTCGAGCTTCTCGACGCGCGCGATCAGCAGCTCGGCGTCGAAGTCGTCGGGAAAGTCGGGCAAGGTCATGCGCGAGGCTTTGGCCTCGACCGCGGCGATACGCGCCTCCAGCGAGGTGTGCGCTGCCACGCACGGCGGCGGGCTCACGCTAGGGGCCTGCATCTTCGCGTTCAGCTCAGCCATCGCCAGCTCGTGCGCCTGCTCGGCCTGCTTGTTGGCGAGCTCGGCCTTCTGCTTCGAGCTCTGCGAGTAGAACTTCCACCCGGCGCCGCCGCCGAGGACCGCGACGATGGCGAGGACCACACCAATCATGCCGCCTTCCTCGGCGCCCTGGGCGATCGTGACGATCTCCTCGGGCGACGGGGTCGCAGCCTGCGCCTCATGCGCGATCAGGCCCGCGTCATCGCTTACCTGCTCCACGATGGCGTCCTTCGCTGGCTCCTGTGCGGGAGGCTTCTCCTCGACGGTGAAGTGCTCGGGCATCAGCGGATCTCGTTGATGAGGATCTCAATGTTCACACTCGTGTGCGAGATCGAGAACATGCCGAGCTTCGTGATCGGCGCGATGCCCGTGTTGGGGTTCGTTCCGACGGTGAACGTCCGCTGATTGTCGATCGTGAAGTACACGTTTGCTGGCGCAGCGCCGCCATCGGTAAGCGTCTGATCGGTGGACAGATACAGCCCCTTGGTGGCATTGTCGCGGTTGTGGACGATCACTTGATACTGCCCCGAGGTCGGCAGCGTGATCAGGCGCACCTGTCCAGCAGTGCCAGGCGTGGTCGTCCAAGCGACGAGCGGGAGAGTAGACGGAGCGGAGAGGTCGAGAGCGGCCATAATGCCTCCTAGTCGAGCGCGTCGACGGTGAGCAGGTAGACGAGCTTGCCGGCGAGCGCGAGCAGCTTGCGGCGCTCGGCACGGGTGATCTTCGTGCCGCCGTCGCCGTCGACCGCGCGGGCATCCTTGATGGCGTCGAGGAGGACGAGCACCTCGGCCGGGAGCTTCATGATTTCGTCAGGGGATAGGGGCACTGGTCACTCCTGTGTGCGTGTGGGCCATCGCGGCGACGGTCGCCAACTGGCGCTCGATAGCGTCGAGACGACCTTCGATACGGCGCTGCGACGAAATGATCTGCTCGAGCTGCGAGGCGTCCACCTTGGGGGCTGCGCTCGCCTCGGCAGACTGCATCCCCAGGACACCGCCACCGCCAGCCATTGCGGCGCCGACGATCAGCAGCGCCCATACCGGGACTGCGACGAGGCGCTGCGACCACGCTGCCTGAGATTGACTGTCGGCCATCAATGCCCCCACTGATGCGCCGATACTAGCGCATCACGCGCGGAAACGCACGACCAGACGGCCCTCATCGTCGAGGCCCTCGCTCCAATCCTCGCCCCACGAGGCGCACGTCACGCCAGCCGGGAGGCGCGCGGCGTCTACCGTGTAGCCGACCTGTAGATCGATGGTGACCACGCTCGGGTTGGCGGCGACGATGGCGAGGACGTAGTCGGTGCAGTCCATGGTCAGACCTTGAGGAGCAGCGCATCGGCTGCGGTAGAGGGATGGTAGGCGACGATGTAGCCCTGCTCGACGCTAAGGTATCGCCACGTGTTCGTACTTGCCGCGTCGGACGTGTGGTACATCTCGCGGAGCTGGCCCCAATAGGTCGAGTTGATGACGCCCACCTGCACGGGGATCCGCGGGATCTCGCCTGCACGATTGGCCCAGCCGGTCGGAAAGGAGGTCGAGGTCATCGGAGCGAGCGTGCGGATTAGACCGGTAACCGTCGTGGAGGCGTTGTTGAATGCGCCAAAGTGCGAGGTCCCATTGACCGTGTAGTGCCCGAGGAAACCGCCATCGGCGGCACCGATCGATGCCCAGGTCGCGGAGAGGTTGGCGACGCTGCCAGATCCAGACATTGAGTAGATCCGGCCGTCGCTCTCGCCCGTGCCGGCCGACGTGGAGAGCGGGTCGATGATCGCGCCGAAGCACATGACGGAGGTCAGGGAAGCAGAAGCGGCCACGAACGGCTGCACGATGCATCCCTCTTGCGACTCCCACATAGCGACGCGGTCATAGGCAGCGACCGAGAACGCGCGCGTGCCTCGCCAATAGCCCGAGAAGCCAGACGTAAACGGCTGCGCGTCGTACCAGTTCCCGAAGGTCCCGCTCCCACGGTTCATCCCGTAGACGAGCGCGTTTACGAGCGTATTCGTATCGGGAGACAGAAGAGGGTAGGCGCGCACCGTCGATGTCGTGCCGCCGATGATGTACCGCATGTCGAGGGCGTTCGTCGGCGGGTTCCCGTAGGTCGCCTCAGTCGTGCTTGAGATCTGCTGGCGCAGCCACGTCCACGCGCTTCCGCTACCCGGTGTGCGTGTCGACCCGTTCGCGTAGGTCGTCGCCGTGCCGAGCGTGTAGATCGCGTCAAGCATGGCCGGCACGGTCGATGAGCCGAGCGTCGCCGTGCCTACGTACTTCCATGCGAGAGGAGACAGTGCCATTAGGAGATTACTCCTGGCGCCACCTCGGCGCTCTGTGTGGAGATGGAGTCGTAGATGAAGTCCTCATAGGTAGCCGGGTCGTTGAGAAACCCGACCGCCGCGACGATCGATACCCACTGCAGGGTACCTCCTCGACGCACTAGCATCGTCTCATCGGCGGTGGCCTGCACGACCTGTGCAGCGCCTCCACCGTTAAACGCTGCAACGCTTGTCGTGCTGCCCGTATGTCCGCTCGAGGTCCACCCGAGCGTTGAGAGCGCGGAGTGCGCTGGCACCGCGGGAGTCCCGTGGGTGTGATCCTGCCTAGCGACGTTAGTGCTCGTGCCAACGGCGCTTGACTGCCCGAAGGCCGTCTCCGACACGACCGACGAGGCGAGCGGGACCGTGGGCGTGCCGTGGCTGTGATCGCCGCGCGCGTAGTCCGTCGAGGTCCCCACGGCCGGGCTCTGCCCGAAAGAGGTTTGGCTGACGACCGACGAGGCCGGCGTCCCACCGCCGCCGCCGCCGCCCGAGGCCGCGACTGTGACCGTGAGGACCTCGCCCGTGAGGCTCTCGGAGATCGTCACGTTCGTGCCGGCGACCAGCTGCGCCACGCGGGCGAACTGACCGGTGCTGTTCCGTGTGAGCGGTATGCGTGCCATTAGGCCCCCGCCTCGATGTATCGCAGCGTGAACGTCACCGTGCCGTCCTCGCCCCAGGTGACGCCCTCGATCATCATCATCTGATCTTGCGCGGCGATCTCCATGTCGGTCAACGTCACAAGGTCCCCACGGCGTAGCCACCCGTATCGCTGAGGCGCGACGTACTGCACCATGCGGGACGGCTGCCCGTAGCGCGCGGCCTGTGCGACGAGGACCTTCGTTGCCGTGATGGCGTCATGCACGACCGTCGTCTCGACCACCTTGCGCCGTAGACCGTACCGAGAGACGGGAGCGATGAGCTGCTTGATCGCGACGCGGAAGGGGTCGGCAACATGGACCTCTCCCGTGATGCGCCTGAAGGACCGGTAGCCGCCGGTCTGCGGGTCCCACGTATAGCGGAGCTCCACGTAGGTGGCGACCTCGTCGGAGCCCTCGTAGCTGATGCGCCCCACTCGCTCGAGGCTCGGGTCCACGTCGGTGGATAGCGCGGCGAGGGCCTGCGTCGCGTCAGGGTAGACCGGCCACAGGTACGGGTAAACGCCGCCGGGGCCTGCCGACATGGCAAAGGGGAAGACCGTCGCGAGGACCTCGGTCATGTACTCGCCGAGGGCCACGGGTTCGTCGATGTACCCCGAGGTCGCGTATTGATTGAGCCCGGTGCGGGCCCCGTCGACCCGCGACCAATCGACCCGAAGCGCCGAGCGCCGAAGCACGTGGGCGATCAGGTCGCCAGCGCCACGGATGGCCTGCGCGCTCTCGTCGACGAGGGCCGCGCCGTTGTTCCAGATGACGAACAGATCATCCGTCAGCACAAGCGACGACGTGCTCGTGTCGACCACGACCCACGCCACGACGGGGATCCCGCGCGTGACGCCGAAGTACTCGCGAACGTCCTCGTAGTACACCACGAACGTCTCCGTGGTGCCGGCGCTGTCGATGATGTCGACCGAGAACGCCTCGACGTAGTGACACGCGACCGCGAGGTAGACCAGACTTCCGACCGTGCCGATGATCGGCGCCGGGCTTCCCGCGGACACGCCATCCCCAGGTGTGCCCCACACCATCGGCACGATCACGCCAGCGTCACCCGCCGTCGCTGCCGGGTTCCCGCTCACAGCCTCGGCCAGCCACGACGCGATCGTGATGGGTTCGAGAGGGAGCGTCGTCTGATCGTCGGCGACCATCTCCTCGAGACTGCAGGTCACGGGCTCCCACTCGGCGCCGTACTCCGGGTCGACCAGCTTTCCACGCACGATTACGCGACGCTCGTCCCACTCGGTACCCGCCGCCCACTGCGAGAGCTCGCCCACGGCCCCGTCGAGGGCGTGGCCTTGGGCGATCAGGCCGGGCACGTCGAGCGGTAGGATGAACGAGAGCGGCACCGAGAGGCGCGGGCTCTCAACGCTCCAAATCTCGAGGGCTTCCTCGACCTGCGGCGCGTCGATGAGATCGGGCGTCGTCGTGACGCTGCCGGCCCCGTCTACGATGTAGAGCCCATCAGTCGACAGGTGGAACGTGCCGCCTGCCCACGTGATCGAGAGCACCCAATAGAGGTCCCCGCGGAGCTGCGCCTCGGTCCACCGGTCGGTCACAGTTCCTCCTCGAGTCGGATCGACGAGGTCCGCACGACTTCGCCGGTAGCCCCGTCGCTGGAGAGCCACTCCTCGCCTTGCACCGTCTCAATGCTCACGTCGGAGACGATGCGCCCGAAGAGCATCAGATCCGGGTGGCTCGCTTGGTAGACCGTGCCGAGAGCCTTTCGCTCGATCCACGGCAGGTACACCACCGGGGTCGCGCTGCCGTAGAGCTCGCGAACCAGACCATCCATCGAGAGCGGCGCATCGTACCAGGTCGCCGCGGCCTCTCCACCACCCGAGGCCGCGGCGTTCACGTAGTCGGCCGGCGTCCCTGTCCGCACTGCCGACACGTCGGTGCCATCCGTCCACCCAAACTCAACCGACCGGCGAGCCGGCCCGAAGTTCTGCGCTCGACGAGCACCCGAGCGCCCCGTCGTTAGCGCCGTGTTCGCCGCTGTCTGCATCGTGCGGCCCCAGCTGTAGCGCCGACCGAACGCCATCACGTGCCCTAGGGCGAGCGTGCCGATCTCGAAGTAGCTCTCGACCGTGTGCTGTGTCGGGATCGTGAGCCGGTACGCGTTGTACCGCGGGTCATTGTTCCACACGAGGATCCCGCTGCGGTGAACGATGGCGCCGGTGGTCCCGCTTGCGCCGATGCCCGAGGTGTTTGCGATCTCGAGGCGCAGCTTGCGACCTGCGAGGTTGGTCCACCCGCCTTCGCTGCTCGAGGAGATGGCCTTCGCTGTGAGGCCAGCCGCAGCGGTCGTGTCGGGTACGAAGCGAGCACCTCGAAGGATGCCGTGCGGCCAGAAGTAGCCGGCCGAGGTCGCGGCCGTCGTGTCAGGCTCGATCATCGTGCCAGCACGTGTCCACCGCAGCGGTGCGCTAGAGGCGCTCATGTCGATCGTGCCGATGGCCACGAACGTACCGGCACCGTTGCGCCCTTCGAGGGTCGCCGTGCGGAAGTTGCACCCGCCGAGGTAGAGGGCGCCGAGAGGACCGCGCATGGGCGTCACCGCACCCGCGCCGGTTTCGATCACCCACGTAAGGATCTGCTGCGTCGCGTCGGTCGAGCGCCACGTCTGACGCGGCGAGGGAGCCACGCTCGCCAGGACATTCTCCACGGCGTAGTCGTGTCGCGGCGTGATCGTCCACTCGTCGCCAACGAGCGTCGGGCCAGCCACCGCGCGTGCCGACATCCCAAAGGCCAGCAGCTGCGGGTACGCCGAGAAGGGGCGACCCGGCAGATCGGTGGGGAGCGTGAGATTGTAGACCGATGAGACGCCGGCCACGGCCTGCCAGCCTACGCCGTACCAGTTCGACTCGGACGCGTTGGCCTGGTTGAAGTGTCCCCAGGTGATCGATGTTGCCGCGGCCGTGACACCGGCATCGGACACCGTCGACACGTTGCAGATGCGCGTCGCGGGGCGCAACGTGGCGAGCCCGCCGGCAGAGGTCGACAGGTATACGACGGCGTTACACCCGGCCGCGCCGTTGTTCTCGAGGAAGGCGCGCACGTGAATCGTCGTGCTCGCCGTGACCGTCGTCGTGGCAAGGGTCGCGCCGCCGTTGCTGTCGAGCACGTCAACGGTCGTGCCCGAGTAGCGCACGCGGAAGCCGTAGGTATTCGTCCCGTTGCTCGAGGCGAGGCGCAGCTCGCTCCGCTGCGTGATTGCAGCCCACTCGGCGAACGCCGCCACCGTGTGGTTCGCGGAGAGCGCAGGGCCCGCCTGCGTGTACGTGTTGACCGCCGCACCGGGCACCTGCAGGTTGAGGTACCCGCCAGCATTCAGCGACACCACAGGGATACCGGCAGTCGCCAGCGTCCACCCGGCCGAGTCCGGCAGCCAATAGGGCAGCCACGTCAGACGCGACCCGAGCAGGCTATCGCTGCGCGCCTCGCTTGCCGGGGACCACGGCATACCCGCCGTCGTGTACCCCGCGATCGCCGTGCATCCGATCTGACCCGGCCACGTCGCCGAGTCCCACTGCGACACGAGACGGAGCGTGCCGTTGTACGCACTCACCGTGCCGCCGACCCACTCGTTCCCGGTGCCGGCGAAGAGCGGCACGTTGGGGACCGTGGCGCTCTGAAAGCCGACCTCGGTCCATGTCGTGAAGATCTCCGTCGTGCTGCGCGCGATCTGGGTCTGCTGGTTCGTGACGAAGTCGACCGCGAGGACGTACACGGTCCCGTCATCGTCGCGCGTGGCGCAGAGTTCAGTCGAGGCCGAGAGCTGCCCACCTACGGTCAGGTTTGCTGAGGGCGCCGAGAGCGCCGAGAGCGTCGTGGTGACCACCGTCTGCCACGCGACCCACGCCGAGGGTAGCACCTTGTAGAGCACGGCCGAGTTGGCGCCGTAGGTCGTGCGGGAGCTTGCGCAGAAGACGGCGACGAATGACCCGGATGGCGTCACGACGAGGTCATGCACGCCGCCCGTGTAGTCGTTGGCTGCGGTCGTGTTGTCGACCGCTTGCACGAGCGCAAACGACGCGCCCTCGTCGGACGATGCGTATTGCCGGAACGAGTCCGCAACGGTCGCCGTCGTGTCGCGGAAGGCTAGCACCATAAGGACCTGACCCGCCGAGTACGCCGCCCGCAGACGACGAGGCGGTGTCGCGGTCCCATCGAGCTCGTCACGGATCGTGCTGTCGGCGCTCTTCGTCCAGGTGGCGCCGTCGTCGGTGCTGACCCACGCGCGGATCGTGTACTGCCCCGCTGCAACGGTCTTCGTGGACAGAAGGAGCAAGCGCCCCTCGGGCAGACGCACGAGCGTCGGGCAGTACGCCACAAGGCCAATCGCCTGGGCGTCGATGACGATCGTTGTCGTCGTGGTCCCTACCGTGCGGAGCACCACGAGCGAGCGGATAGCGCCGGCAGACGTGAACCGCTGCGCCGCGGTGAGCATCGTCCCGTCGTCGGTGTGGATCGTGTGCAGGTTCCCGTATTGATTGGCAGCGCCACCCGACGCAAACGTGTGGAGCGGGCTCCACCCGGCGAACACGAGCGGACCATTCCAGCCGAGCCAATCGGTGCCGTTTGTCCGCAGCGCGAAGGCGCCCGGCTCGATCTCACCATCGGGCGAGGAGGATACGCCACCCGCTCGCACCGTGCGGATCGTGACCGTGCCGCTCGACATCTCGCCGCTCGACTCGAGGACCATTGACGAGGCGCTCGTCGGCACCGGTACGCCAGGATGCGCGCCCGCCTCGGAGTACGTCGAGAGCGACGTAGAGAATGACGACGCGTTGATGCGCTCGTCGTGAACGAGGATGCCGCGGAGAGCGTTGACCGTGACCGCGCTGCCCATCGTTACCCCCTCTGTCCGAGCCTACGTCCTGCGTTTAACGCACGAGGAAGGGTCGCGTTCGTTCGCAGATGATCGCGCACGAAGTAGTCGAAAGACTTGTGCTTGTAGACGATCTGCACCGCGTGCCCGCCGCCATGCCCGCCGCTGATCCCGGCGTTCGCCTGACGGATCGCGTCGTCGCCGAGCATTGTGCGGCCCATCGGGTTGAGGACCGCCTCCCCGCTCCGAACAATCGCCATGCTCTCGTCAGGCTGGCCGATGAGCCCGCCCTTGTGGAACTTGGGCTCGGTGCTCTGCACCGTCGCAAGCTGGACGGCGCCGGCTGCGGCTGCACCCGCTGCGGCTAGCGCGTTGAACGGAGGAGGCGCAGATGCCAGAGCCTGCGCGACAGCTGCCGCCGTGTTGACGACGACCTGTGCGATCTGGAGCGCCTTGTTCACCTCGAACGCCTTACGCGCTGCTTCCTTCGCATCCTCGACGCGCTCCTTAGCCTGCCGGCGCTCTTCCTCGGTCGCGTCCTTCCCGAGGCGCTTACGGGCTGCGATAGCCTCCTCGACCTTGCTGTTTGCCTGCTCGGTGAAGAAGTCGCTCACCTGCTGGAGGTTGCCGTACAGGTCGTTGGCGTAGCTCTGCACACCCGAGAAGAATGACGCCACGTCCTCGACGTTGAACGTCTCCTCCTGCGCCTCCTTGATCTGCTCGAGCTTCGCCCGGTACTCATCGAAGGTGATCGTCCCATCGCGCATCGCCTGCGTGACCTGTTCGGTCAGCGTGGCGAACTGCTCTTGACGCGTGGGGACCTCGGGCGGGATGAGCGCCTCAAACGCGCTTTGTAGCTCCTTCGCCGCCTCTGCCTGCCGCTTGAGGTAGGCGTCGATCTCCTGGTCGTCCAGCGCCTCGAGCTGCTTGTCGAGCACAGCGATAGCCGCCGTCACCGTGCCGAAGGCCTCTGGGTGCTTCTCGAGCTCGGCGCGTAGCTCGCGCTGCTGCTGGAAGATGCGCCCGGTCTGGTCGAGCTGCGAGTCGATGATGCTGCGCGCCTTCGAGAGCACCACGTCGAGCTCGCGCTGCTGTGCAGCCTCGACGGCCAGAGCCTCAGCATGCGCGCGCGCGGCGGCTGCTGACGCATCCTTCGCCGCTGCACGGCGCTTGTCGTTGCGGGCTACCTGGTCGATAGCCTCGGCCTCGAGGCGCATGAACTCGATGCTATCCTCGGTCGTTGCGTTGACCTCGACCAGACGCGCACGGCGCTGTGCCTGCGCGGTCGTGATGGCTTCGATCTCGGGCCCCAGCTGGGCCAGCTTCGCGCGCTCCTCGTCGGTCGCCTTCCCGAGGAGGATGTGGTTCGCGATAGCCGTCTGCTCTGCCTGACGCAGCGCGAGGATGGCGTCAGCGCGTGCGATCTGCTCCTGCGTCGCAGCCGTCGTCGCCGCGGCTTCCTCGCGTAGCGCCTCGCCTCGCTTCCTAGCGGTCTGCGCCGCCATCGTTTCGAGGCCGGTCGAGATCCGGATATAGTCGTTGACGCCGGAGAGGCTAGACGCGAACTTCGCGTTTGCCTCGTCCGCTGCCTTCGTCGCCGCCTCGTACTTCTCCAGAGCGACGGCCGTCTGCTCTGCGCGTCGCTGCTCCTCGAGAATGAGCTCCCCGATGGGGGCGAGCCCCGCAGCGAAGAGCGCAAGCGTAGCCGTCAGAGGGAGCAGGATCGCCCCGAAGCCCTCGAACGCCAGCGCGCCCACCTCGCCCACGTCCGCGAGGTCGGCCACGTTGCGCGCACTGTCGCCGAGCGCCGGCCCCAGCATCGACAGGGCGCCCGCCAGCTTGCCCGCAGAGGAGCCTACGGTACCGAACCGGTCTCCGACCTTGCCAACGTCCGCAGCTGCCTCACGAGCGCTCTCAGAGGCGCTAGTCATCGCCCGCTTGCTGGCATCGGCCGCAGCCTTCGCAGCACGCTCGCTCGCGCGAATGCTCTTGTTGAGCTCCGCGGTCATGAGCCGCGCCTGCTCCGCGGTCAGCCCAGGGATGCTCTCCAGCTGCTGACGCAGCCCCGAGAGGTTGGCATCGACTGAAAGCTCAACGGTAGCCATGGGTTCTCCCTACGCCGCCACGCGTCGCGCTGCGGTCTGCAAAGCCTTGTCGATCTCTGGGAGGCGCTGCTTCACGAGGCGCTTGCCGTAGTCGAGCACGACGATCTTCCAGACGTTCTTCCCGTCGCGTGGGCGCGCGCTCTCGGTGTTGATGCGGAACACGCCGATAGGACGCCGGGTGCGTGTGTACCGTTCGACCGTGTAGCCCTCGGGGATGGTCCCCGTGTTGCGGTACTGCTGCATGATGGTCGAGAACTCTTCGCCATCCACGCGACGCCCGAGGCGAGAGAACGGACCAGGGCGATGGACGTAGTACGTCGCCTTCGTGTGCGAGAAGACCACGCCCTTCAGATGCGTAGGCGTGATCCGCATCTCGTAGTCGATGCCCTCGCCCGTCTTGCCCGTGCGACGCGTGACGTTCTGGTACCACTCGCCGCGGGCGTAGTCGGTCACGTCCGACGCGATGCTCTCGACCTCGCGCTTGATCTCGGCGTACGTCGTGGAGATCATGCGGTAGAGCGCCGCCTCGAGCTCGGGCCCGATGGACGTGGACGCTCGACCGACCGTGATCCGCTTACCCGCCACCTATCCCCCAGAAGGCTCGCGCCTCGGGGGACATACTATCACCTTCGCGCGGCTTCCCGCGTTGAGGCTTCGGAGGCGCCGTGTGCTTGACACGCCACCACGCGAGGACGCGCTCCTGCTGGTCGCGTGTCCACCCATAGAACGCGTCGGGGTCGCCACAGAACGTGAGCCCGATCTCGAGGGCTACGGCGTCGATGGCTCCGTCTGCGGATCGGTAAAACCCTCGAGCGTCGCGACCTCGGGCTCGCGCGGGATGGCCTCGAGGACGAGGTCGAGGGCTTCCTTCCCGGCCGTGTAGATCTCGGCCTCTGTCACGCCCAGGGCAACCAGCTCATCAACGACAGCGCCTCCGTAGGCGAGGGTATCGTACTTGCAGCCGGCGAGCGTGGCCTTGAGTGGCTTACCCGACCAGCACACGCCGAGCGCCGCACCGAGCCCGCGCAGGGCACTAACGCCCACCGCGATCGTGACCTCGCGCGCCGACATGAACGACGACGGCTTCTTGAGCGTGACTGCGAACTTCCCGAGCTTGACTTCCATTCCTTCCTCCTTCATACGTGAAACGCCCCCCGCACCATGTAGCACGGGGGGCGCGTCAACCTGTAAGCGATGCTGACAGGTTCGGTCAGGTCGCCGTGATGGTGCCGTAGACCGTGCCGTTGACCGTGAAGGTGTTCGGGTCACCCTCGGCGAAGTCGATGGAGAGGCGGCAGTTCGTCATGATCAGGGTGTGATCCGCGGAGTCTCCGAAGTTCGTACCCTCGACCGTGAGGGTCACCTTCAGCATGTACACGTCAGAGGCCGTGCCGCCCGTGGAGTTCGCCGAGGCGAACGCGCCGGTCTTGTTCACGGCATCCCACAGCTGCTTGTCGGTCGCGTCGGAGAGGTCCGTCATGTGCGCCGAGAAGGAGAACGTGGGGAACGAGCGCGAGGTCTTACGCACCGAGCCCAGGTCGCCGCGGTCTAGGTACGTCGTCGCCTCGGTGTTGCTCTGGGTGAGCCCCGAGATCGAGAAGTCGCCGGCCTCGTACTGCACCGTGACGGAGAGCGCCGTGGGAGTGGTTCCGTCCTCTACCAAGAGGACCCCATCCCGAAAGTTCTTAACGACAGACGAAACAGCCATGATGTCCCCCTACTGAAGCGGAAGCGTGTGGACGATGCGGAACGTTATCACACCGATGACCCATTCACCGATGGTGTTTGTCTCGCGCGTGGTGCGAAGGATCTGCACCTTGTAGGACGAGGGCCACGTCGCGTCGTAGACCATCAGCTTGTTGATCGCAGCCTGCTCGCCATCGAGGGCGTCGTCGTAGCTGTCGCTCATGCCCTTCGGCGCGAGGCGCCAGGAGTAGCGCAGGTCAAGCGTCGTCTCCACAAGGAGCCCCTCGGCGGGTCGCCCGCGGTAGGCGCGCAGGTCCTCGGTCAGCGTCGGGTGCACCGCAAACGCCTTGTGCGCGATGCTGTCCGCGTCGCGGCCGAAGTTGTCGGGGGCGACCCGCGACTCCTTCCAGCCCGTGAGCGTGAGGATCCGTGCGGTCACGTCCTCGCGCAGCTGCCTGACGGTCTTGCTGGCCATTAGTAGAACCCACCGAAGCGCGGGTAGCCGCCGCGGCCGTTCAGCCACACGGTCGACGTGCCGCTCTTCTTCGTGTTCGGAATGATCTTGTTCTCGTCGCTCTCGTCATACGAGAATCGGAGCTGGCCCCACGTCTCGGTATACATGCGCTGGTAGTGCTCGGCGAGGGCCTGCCACCGGCCACCGTCGCCGGCCGAAGTCTGGTAATCGGTAAAAATGATTTGCAGGGTCAAGGCGAGGTGGCAGTCCCGGAGCGCGCTCGGCTGGATGATCAGGTAGGGTCGCCGACCCTGAGCCACAAGGCGATTGGTAATGGTCGCCCAGGCTTCATCGAGCGCGTCTTGGTAGCTGGTCGACCCGGTGGCCAGAAGGGCGGGGAGGTCGCTGTGACGACGGAAGAGGTCCGTGTCTGTCACGACCGGATAAAGCGTGCGGCGCACGAGGGCGCCGTCCTGGCGAAAGACGTTCTGCAGCGTCGCCGTCATCTGCAGCGTCCACTCGATGAGCCAGCCCTCCTCGAGCGCGAGCGAGGTCGTGAGCGTCCCGAGGAGCGCGTAGGTCGCCACGCTTCCCGTGATGGTCACGGCCGCGGCGTTGACGACCACGGTCCCGTCTGCACGGTAGATCGTGATCGTGCCAGAGATCGGCGCGACGAGGGCGCCCGCCCGGTAGATCGGGCACGTGAGGTCCTGGTTACGTCCCCGCTCGATCGTCTCGCCCGAGCGGAACCGTGCCGTGAACAGCGTCTCGCTGATGCTCATGTGCCCCCCTCGCCGTCACTTATCGCGTTCGCGCCGGTCTGCCTTCTGGGCCTGCTGGCGCGCGACCTGCTCGGCGCGCTGCGCCGGCATGCCGCCCTCGACAAGACGGCGCGTCATAGCTTCCTTCGCTGCTGCGATGTCCTTACGCTCGCTCACGCCTTCGCCCTCTTGACGGGAGTATACATGCGCTCACGTGCGGCGCGCATGTCATCGAGGCGCTTGCTCTCGACGGGGAGCGCGAGCGCGCTGCCGGGATGCGTCGGCGCGCGGGTCTGGTGCTCGCTCACCACGCGCTCCTGGCGCTCGATGATCACGTTGATGAAGTCAGCGTCGGGGACCTTGATCACGCCATCCGCGACGAGGCGACGAAGGAAGGCACGATAGCCCTCGGTGTCCACCGTCATGCGCGTCTGACCCGCAACGAGCTTCGGCTTCTCCCACTTGCTGAGGAACACGGGACCGTTCGCGCCTGCGTACTGGATGCAGTAGCCGCCGGGCTCGACCTCCCACGGGATAATGGTCATGCCCTTCTTGCCGAGGTGCACCTCAGCGAGGGCCGTGTCGCCGTTCTTGTCCACCCGGTTGAGCCCGGGAATAGCCAGCATCTGCCCGAGGTCGGGGAGCCACTCGCCGTCCACGCACTGCCAGTGTCCCGGGTGATGGGTGTACCACCATGCCGCGTTGCTCGGCAGGTTGAGCAGGGTAGCCATCCCCGCAGGTCGCGATGCCGGCTGCGCTGCAAAGTTGCCGCCGTCAGCCGTTCCGAAGTTCGCTGCCATCTGTTGTTTCTCCTTACGCACGAAGGCGTGTCCGTACCATAAGCACGGACACGCCTTGGCGCTAGGCAGAGCCTAGCAGACCATCACAGGTCGCTGACGATGCCAACGCCCTTGAGGTCCTGGAGCTCCGCAACGCCGAGGAAGGCGCTACCGACGACCTTGGTGAGACCGGAGGCCGCGTCACGCTCCCACTCGACCGCCACCGGGGCGCCCGCCGGGATGACCACGCCGCCCGCCGCCTGAATGGGCGCCGGGGTGCCGAGGGCGTAGGCGATGGCGCCGTTGCCGAGCATCATGCCGCGGTAGTCCGCGCCCGAGTTGGCGGTCGGGATGTAGGACGACACGTGGACGTTCACGCCAAAGAGCTTGCCCTTGTAGGACGTGCCCAGCGCGCTGGTCTGCTCCTGGTTCGCCGCGATGTACTGACCCGGGCCCGTCTCCGCGCGGAGGCTGGACATGAGGTCGTTGTACTGCTGCGGGTGCAGGATCACGTCGTACTCGCCCATCACGCTCTGCAGCTGCAGCGCGAAGATCGCCGAGTAGAACGTGTCCGTGGTCATGTCCACGCCGGTGCTGCCGACCTGCGTGGAGAAGCCCGAAGAGAGCGCGCACGCGAGCTGGTTGAAACGGCCGTTGAAGGCCGCCACCATGGCGTTCGTGAGGCCGTCGAGGTCCACGCCGCCCGGCACGGAGTTGCTCACGCGAGCGAGGTCCGTGAGGTCGTAGCGCAGCGCCTGACGAGCCACGACGACCGTAGCGGCCGACGAGGTGATCGAGGTGTTCGAGACGCTCACGCCGTCGCCGGGGGCGCTCATGATGTCGGTCCCGTTGAGGCCGACCACGGGCACCTGGATGGAGTCGGAGCCGGTGCCGTTGACCGACCCGACGTTGAGGAAGCAGGGCGCGTTGCGGAGGCTGCCGGTGTCGGCGAGCTTCATGACGATAGACTGGTAGAGGACCGCAGCGACGCGGGCGTTGCCGTCGAGAGCGGCAAAATCGATGTTGGCCATGATGGCCTCCTAAAGAGGTTCGAGGTTTGCCGCGCCTATCGCTTTTTACGGGAGCTTGCCCCGAGCGCGTGGGGGATGTCCCCCACGCCTACGGTAAGCCTACCGGTGACAGAATGTCAAGGCGTGGAAAGCGCGGCCTTGATGGCTGCTGCGTTCGCCTTGAACTCTGCGGGCGACAGACGCATGATGCTCTCGGGCGTCCACGCGGTCGTGGCCGGCGGCGTCTGCGTGACCGTACCTACGTTCGTCTTCGGCATCGCCGTGGTCACGGGGGCCGGAGCAGCTGCTGGGGCTGCGGGCGCGGCCTCGGGCAGGTAGGCCCGCACTGCCTTCGGGAGGCCATCCTTGTTTCCGAGCCACTCCGCGAGCGGGGGACGGCCCTCGCTGGGCAGTCGGCTGTAGGCATGTTGCACGTAGTCGATGCCCTCGGCGTCGGTGATGCCAGCCGCGGCGATCTCACGCTCGGTGCGCAGCGCCTCGCGCTCGGCCTTGCTCGCGGCCTTGACCTCCTCGATCTGCGCCCGGTACTTCTCGGCGCTCTCTGCAAGCGGAGTCAGCTCGCTGACGCGCCCCTCGAGCTCCTTCACGCGAGCGATGAGCTGCCGGATGCGGGCGCCCGCTCCGTTGTCGCCGGCCTCTGCCGTGGTCGTGGTCGTGGTCGTGGTTCCTTCCTCGGTCATTCTTCCTCCTCGCGTGCGGCTTGCACGCGCTCCCAGACTGCTAGTTGCCGACGCGCCCACGCACGACCGGGGGCGCCGCCCCAGAGGTCCCACGCGATGCGCCCGGCGCTCGGATACTGCGGATGCCCTGGGCGTGCGGCCGGCGCCTCGAGGTCCACCTCGTGACGCTCGAAGTACGCGACCATGCGCTTGATGGTCTCGATGCTCACCACGTCGCGGCTTGCGAGCTGCGACGCGCGGCGTGCACCGACCAGCGTCCCGCCTCGGCCGTACTTGCGCCGGTTCTCAAGCCCACGCTTTGCGACGGCGGCGACCTCGACGGGTGCGCGGAGCTCAAAGCCCATCGCGCGCTCGTCGCGCAGGAAGCGCCGGTACACCTCAGGGTGCTCGCGCTTCAGATAGTCGCGCTGACGTTCCGAGATGAACGGCATCAGGTCGTCGCCTCGTCTTCTTCCATGTCGTCGTGGATCTCGACCTGAGCCTCGACCTTCGGGCCGAGCCCGAGGTAGCCGCGCGCCTCGCGGAGGCTCTCGATGACCGCCGCCACGACGGCCGCGTTTGCCTCGTCCAGGTCGAGAGCTGCGAGTGCCTCCTCTGCCGCGTCGAGCTCCTCGCCGGCTTCGGACATCGCCTCTGCGTGCGCAGGGGATACATCGGGTGCGGCCGTCGCCGGCCGTCCTCCTGTTTCTCCTTCTTCAACGGCCGGCGGCGCGCTCTCCAGCATCCGCGCCTCCGCAGCCTTCGCAAGCGCGATCTGCTCGAGGCGCGCGACGGCGTCCTCGTGGGTCATGCTGCCGAACAGCCGGAGCGCCTCGACCTTGTCCATCAGGCCGGCCTCCATCATCTCCATCGCGTGCGTGCGGCGAGCCTGCATCTCCTCAGGCGAGAGCGGGATCTCCCGGTACATGACCGAGTACCCGCCCTCCGGGAACTGCGACCCGGTGGCCCGGTTGAAGAGCGCCGCCGAGATCGCGACGAGCCGCTCGTCGGCGTCGCGCTGCTGGAGGATGTACTTCCTTTGCGCCGTCCGCTTACCCTCGGAGGACAGACTGATGGCGTAGCCGCTCTTGGCGCTCCCGCTCGTGCGCTGCAGCTCGCTGGGCGAGAGGCCTGCGTCGGTGGCGAGGCGATGGGCGATAGCAGCGATGGTCGCCTCGAGCTTCTCCACGTCTGCCGACGCGTCGAATTGTCCGACCTGTGGCTGCTGTTCCATCGCCGCGTCGAGCATGAGGATCGTCGTCGGGTCGGTCACGACCTCGACGCGCTGCCCGCGCGTGCCGCCGTCCACCATGTCGGAGCCAGCCACTCGCACGCCGATCGCCCACCGCTGCGGGAACGATGCATCGCGAAGCGTGTGCGCGAGGAATGAGTAGTACACCGCGAGGTTGAGCGATCCTTCGTAAAGCTCGATGCCGTTGAAGGCGTCGAAGAGTCGGTCCCCGTAGAGGCTCGCGTGGTAAAGCACGACGGGAAGGATCGGAGTTCCATCCGCTCGACGGTACGGGTACGCCTCGCCCGAGTAGGTCGCGCCCAGCACCTCTAGGGTCACGTCCTCGCCCATGCCGCCGTCCTTCGCAACACGCACCGTGTAGGAAGGGTTCGCCGGGTCGCGGATGTCCAGCACGTCCCACAGCCACACGGCCTCGCCGCGAAAGTGCCGGAGACGGATCTCGGCGTAAGCCAGTGGGACGGTAGGCCGGCTCGGATCGGCCTCGGCGATCGTCATGTCCGGCGAGACGGGGCGGTAAGTAAGCCGATCGTCCTCGACATCGATCCGCATCCACATCTCGCGGAGCGCGATGACCATGCTCTGAAAGCGGGACATCTGCGGCCACAGACCGGCACGCGCGATCAGTCCATTCGACCCGCACAGCGCGTCCACTGCCCCGCCGGCCGTGTTGTGGGAAACGTCCGGGGGGGCATCGTAGAGCGTGGCCAACTCGGTCGCAACAACCTTGAACGGGTTGCTGCTGATGTCCGGGATGCCCCACGCCTGACGGCGTGTGCTGCCGAGCTGCATCTGGAGACGGTCCTCAAGCAGACGCGACCATCGGCCTTCCATCAGCGCGCGACGATGCCGGGTATGCTCCCATCGCGCGGCCTCGTCGGGGTTACTCGGCGCCGGCGGCTGCGGCATCTTCGTGTACGCGTACATGGACCCCCCGTTAGCCCAGCCTTATCGCGGTCGGCTGGTATAGGCGCCTAGTATACAGTTCGAGCGTGTAGCGCAGGGCGTCGATCGAATGCTTATGCTCGCTGGCCTCTCGACCGTCGAACTTCTGTAGGTCGTCGATCAAGCCTCGGCACCGCGGATTGATGCTGAAGTCGTTACGGAGCATCGCCGCGGACAGCACCCGGTAGCCCTCGAACACCGACCCGCGAGGCTTGTACGCCGTGTGGATTCGGAAGGGGAGGCTCCCGGTGGGGAGCTTGAGCGCGCGCTCCATCGAGGACATCAGCATGGCGTTTGACTTGAGGCTCCCGTTGCGCCTGCCGTACACCTTGCGGTCGCCCACCCAGCGGTCGACGTTCTCCCAGCGCAACCCGCACCGCTTGAGCATCGCAAGGATAGCCGCGGCGTCCTGGTCCGGCGTGGTCATGCCGTCCGATACGATCTGGTCCAGCACCCAGATCTTCGGGTGCCCCTCGCCGCCGTCGCGGACGAGCGCCGTCAGGACCGCGACCTGCGCGCCGGCCTCGGTGCCGTGGTCGATGCCCACGCCGATAAGCGCCTCGCCGGCCGGAACATCGGCGCGGACGTGCGTCGTCGGGTCAAACATCTTGAAGACGCGACCCTCGACCCACCCGCTGTCCCACTCGCCGTGGATGCGCTGGGCGCGCTCCTGGGGGAGCACCTGTCCCTCGAGCTTGTCGATGTCCTCGCGCGTAAGCAGAGGACGCCCACCGATGGGCGTGGTGTTCTCGACCGTGAGCGGGAAGTGCAGGTCCTGCACGACCTGATCCTCGACCAGCTTCTTCAGCCACCCGAGGGGGAGCCCGATGGGCGTAAGCGTGATCGCGATGCGTCCTCGCTGGCGCAGCACGCGCGCCGCGAGCTCGGACCAGATCTCTTCGGGCGGTGGCTCGTCGATGAGCACGTAGTCAATGGTCGAGCCAGCAAGCGCGAGGGCGCCCTGGTTCACCGTGCGGATGCGGAGGACCGATCCGTTCCGGAAGCGGACCACGGGTGTACGCCCACGGAAGCCCCTCCCCGGGGTGTATTCGCAGTCTGGATCGATACTGTCCTTGGGGAGCAGCTGCCAGAGCTTCGCCTGTACCGACAGGCTCTGCTCCCACGACACGACGACGACCCACGCCTCGATCGGCGCCGCCTTTACGAGCGTGTACGGGTGCGACCCGAGACACCGATAGATGCAGTCGGCGAGCCCCGCCCACGTCTTGCCGAGCTGGTTCCCGGCGCGGAGCAAGCGGATCGGATGGTTGCTCGACAGGAACGCGAGCTGCGGGGGCGTCGGCCGGAAGTAGGCCAGCGGGTCCGCGTGTGCTCGACGCGCTAGCGTGTTCGTCGCCGTGGCGAGGGAGGCGAGGTTCAAGCAGTCTCAACCAGTCGCACGGGAGAAGCTCCACGTCGGATCGCGATAGCGTCCTCGAGACGCTCGAGATGCTGCGCAGGGAGCGAGGCGATGGCCTGCACCATGATCGAGAGGAGTTGCTCATCGCTCATAGTGTCGTCAGGGGCCGAGGCCTTGGCAAGCGCGAGGTCGAGTTCGTCGCGGGTCTGAAGCGCGAGGCGCTTTGCGCTGACCGCGGCCTGCCAGCTGCGCGCCTCCTCGGCCTGCGTGACCATGCTCTCCGCGTGGCGCAGGGCTTCGCGCAGGTACTCCACGCGCTCCTGGGTGTCGGGCAGCTTGCCATAGTTCTGCGCCCGGTCGCGTGGCTTGCGGCGTTCGACGGCCATTCAGGCCTCCTAGCTTGCGTTCAAGGTACCGGTCGAGCGAGAGAAAGTCGAGAACCATACGGG